CAAGCCTGATTTCACTACTGGAATGCGTAAAGGCGACAAGTCTAATCAAAAGTCTAAGAAAGGTGATAAGCCTGACTTCACTACTGATATGCGTAAAGGCGATAAGTCTAAAACTCACCCAGGTCGCAAAGACTTCGAGAAAAAGTAAATGTCTAAATCCTACGCGCAGATGGCGGATGAGATTCTTGGTGGCGCCTTAAGTGACTCCACCAAGAACCCGTATGACCCTACTACAGGTCATCAATCCCATCTACCCGCGATGAATCCTGATGATAAACTCGTGGAAATGTCTGATGCGCAAAGACACTCCTTTTTAAAAAATGTTGCAGGTGTTGAAGTACAAGAACTTAAAGAACACCGTGAAGTAGAACCTTCTCCAGCTGTCGTTACCCCTGAAGAAGTTGATACACTAAACGAAGCATTACGTATTATTCAAAAAATCCAAGAAGCCACTACCGTTGGAAACATCGGAGTAAACATGGCAGGAGGACAAAAAGGAGAGGACCCTAAAAAAATAACAGTACCCGGAGACACCGACGTCTGTAAATCGAAAGCTCCCATGAAACGGGAGAAAAAAATTAAAAAAAGACCAGCTAGTGATTTTCTAGCTTATCTCAAAGCAAAATAATGTTACTACGCGACCTAAACGAATTCCAACCTCTTCAAATCATTAGTGAAGCGAAGGGAACTAAGACCATGAAAGTACGTGGTATTTTTAGCGAAGCTGAAAAGAAAAATGGTAACGGTAGAATTTATCCAACCACTTTGCTAGAGAGAGAAGTACAAAACCTACAACCTATGATTGCGGAACGTAGACTTTGTGGTGAGCTCGACCACCCAAATGATGAAGTTGTTCACTTAGCAAATGTATCTCATATAGTAACCAATTTGAAAATGGAAGGCAATAAACTTATTGGTGAAGCAGAATTCTTAAATACTCCGTCAGGTAAAATTTTACAAGAGCTGGCAAAAGCTGGTGTACGTATCGGCATCTCTTCTAGGGCTACAGGTAGTGTAGAGCACGATATAAAAGAAGATGCTTACATGGTACAAGACAATTTACGTATGATTACGTGGGATATGGTGGCTGACCCATCATGTCAAAATGCCTTCCCCTCACTCGTGGAACACAAAAATTTGATGGAGAACCAACGCTCCATGAATGATTACCACAACAACTTAGAAGCCGAAAGAATTTATTTAACAGCTTTAAAAGAACTTTTGAAGTAAAAAAATAAAGTATTTTTTGCCTAAACCTAGTAGATATAAACAGTAGGAAAAATTCTCATGAATAAAAGAATCGAACAAATCGCCGAACTACTCCCCGATGGTTTATCTCAAACCGGTCTTCAAGAAGTATTAAGTCTTGTTGAATCGGCTGTTGATGAGCGCGTCGCTGAGGAAGTAAAGCTTATGGAAGCCAAAGTAAGTGGCTTTTTGCGCTCTAAAGTAGAACAATTAAAGGATGTTGCCAAACAAGAATTAGAATCTGATGATGAAGTTCTTCGCGGTTATCGTATGTATGAAAACATCCGTGCAATGGTAGCAGCTGATGTAGAGGCTGACGATGTCGATTCTACAGTATCCCAGCAAAACTCACAGATTGCAGAACTAGAAGAGAGTGTGGAACAATTAAACTTCCAACTTAAAAACTCTCTTCACGAAAACTCAATGCTTGTTGATAAAGTTGAGAGTTTGAATGAAAACAACAAAGCTTTGAAAGAAAGTAATAAACTTCCGTTTAAATCTTCTGAAAGTGCAGTTGTAATTACAAATGAAACAGATTCGAGTCGTCCTTCTTCGGAAGCGGCTAACAACATCTTCTTAACCGAAGACGTGCTTAACCTTAGCCAAAATAAGGTGATAAAATAATATAATGTTAGATAACTCATTAGCAACGTCCCTTTGTGAGAAGTGGGAGCCAATTCTGGAAGGTATCACTGACGACAACACTCGTCAAATGACTGCCGTTCTTTTGGAGAACCAAGCCAAGAGCATTCTTACTGAGAATTCTCGTGACCACGGAACTCTTGAAGAAGCAACAACTGTCGGTAACCTCGGCACATTCCAAAAGTTCGCTTTCCCTCTCGTTCGCCGTGTATTCCCGGAACTAATCGCAAACAAGATTTGTGGTGTACAACCTATGCAAGGTCCTGTTTCCCAGATTTTCTATCTAGGTTACAACCGCGCAGGTGAAAATGCTGCAGGCAATGCTCGTGGTGAAGTGGTTTACTCAAAATACCGTATGGTATATGGTGGTAACATCGCTGGTACCCAAAGCAACATTGGCTCTCTAGATTCAACTGCAGGCATAAACGCTTCTGGTGTATTTGGTTACGGTAACGATACTGCTGATGCTACTGGTTACGCTGGTCTTTCTTCAGTTACGACTATGGGTTCTAGTACTGCTGGTGGTAAAATCGCTGCTTTCCCGAATCAAAACATCATGGCTGCTCAATACTTTGTATCAGCTGGTGAGCGTTTGGCAGGCTCAGGTATTCCTGAAGTTAACTTCACAATCGAACAACAAGCTGTAACTGCACGTACTCGTAAGTTCCGCGCCCTATGGACGTTGGAAGCTTCACAAGACCTTCGTGCTTATCACAACTTGGACCTAGAGCGTGAATTGACTGAGCTTCTTTCTAAAGAAGTAGCTTTGGAAATTGACCGTGAATTGGTTGAGTCAATCCGTTCATTAGCTTATAACTTCCCATCTAACGCACTAGGTAGACCTACGTTCGGAGCTGAAAACTGGGACCAAGCAAATTCAAATAGCTTTGGTGACAGTCTAGAAGGTGGTCCTCAAGGCGCCTTCGATTTCACACAACCGTTTGGTAAAAATGGTGCTGCTGGTGTTCCTGGTCAACCAGGCTCTAACACTGGTGGAGGCACTACTATGCCAACAGCGGCAGATGGCGGACAAGGTAACGCGTCTAACGTCTTCTTTGTTGATTTTGGTACTACGGCTCTTGGACTAGCTCCTCGTCACGTAGGTGAAGTTTACAGTAACTTAGTTGCTGTAATTAACTTTGCTTCTCAAGACATCTACAGAACTACTCTACGTGGTGCTGCTAACTGGATTGTATGTTCACCTTTCGTGGCTGCAATGCTTCAGTCAGCTGCTAAACTAGAAGGCGGCATTGGCATGGACCAAGCTGGCTCTCTAGGTGCTACTATCGAGTATAAAGGTAAGTGGATGGGTCAATACGACGTTTACGTCGACCCTCTCTATCCTGAAGATGAGCTATTGGTAGGTTACAAAGGTGCTTCACCGATGGATGCCGGATTCGTGTACTCACCGTACATTCCGCTCCAAATGCTACCAACAATCACGGACCCAGAAACGTTCCAACCAAGGAAAGGTTTGATTACTCGTTATGCGACTACTCAAATTAATCCAGCGTCACGTTTCTATCGTATCATCCGTATAGTTGGCGCAGATAGCCGATACTTGACAACTCCGTTCCAAAAAGCAGGCGGGTTGAATAGTCCAGTCTATAGCTAATATCTCTTAGCGAATTAATAAAAGAAGCCCAGCTGTTTTTGGCTGGGCTTCTTCCATATATAATAATACAATGGCACAGTTTCCAGGAAAACCAACTTTCGTATGGGGTCCGTTTAACGCGGTAAGAGAAGGAGCAGGAGCAACTAATGAAAACTTCGTAGCTCCTTCAGGAGAAATACCTTACGATTCTATTAATCGCAGATATTTTAGCGATACGGTAGAGTTTAATCGATTCTATACAATTATTAAAGATTTTGTAAAAGCGCGTTTAGGTGCGCCTGTGGTAAGAGTAGAGTTAACTGATTTTCAAATACTGACCGCAATAGACCAATCTATAAGTAAGCTAGATTATCATGCTCCGGATTGGTGTACCCAATTAGCGAGCTTTTCTACATCAGCCAATATAAACATGTATGAGCTCCCATCGTTTATGGTTAATAACTTTAGGTATGCCGCATATAAGAAAACGTTACTTAGCATACCTTTAGCAGGTCAATCATTAGAAATGGATTTCTTTATTAAGTATTTTCAAGATAACTTTTTGTTTCAAGATTTTTCTGTAGGAGATTTCTTGTTAATGAAAATGCATCTCAAACAAATACGTAAGATTCTAGGTCGTGATGGGTCAATGCAGATAGTTAATAATAAGTATCTGATGGTGTATCCTACTCCACAAGATGGAGACGCTCAAGATGTGGTTATTGAGTACAAAGCCTTGAACTCTGAAACCTTGCATCACTACTTCATGTCATGGATTCAACGTTATGCTCTCGCTATATCCAAAGGTATTTTAGGAGAGATACGTGGAAAGTACGCCACATTACCTTCTCCTCAAGGCGGTGCACAGCTAAACGGTCAAATACTTATTCAAGAGTCTGAACGTGAGATGCAACTTTTAGAGGAGCAACTGCTTCAAGAAATTGAAGAGCCAGCCGCATTTACAACTTACTAATGGTTTTAGTATCCGGTCCTCCGTTCCCTAACTATCCGCACAATGTTCCGGATGGGACTAAATCTATTAAGTATAATGGAAAACGTATATCAAATAGATTTACTATTAAAAAACAAATATTTGAAAGAGAAAATAAAAATTTTAGAAGTTTAGAATTTTATAGAGCTACATCTAAAGAGTTGCTAGGTCTTTTAAGTACAGGACAGATTTTAGGGGTCGACAACGAGATTGCTCAGGTCCCATGCTTTTATGCTAACCAAGAACGGGCAATAGCTATGTTATTTAAAAGTCGTAACTTAACATTACCATTAATGACGTTAGCTATATCCGACACTGCTCAGGATGATGACCGACGCCGACCTGATTTTGATATAGAATATTGGACTATTCATAATAAAGAAACGAGACGACATACCAGAGTAGCATCACTGGCTCCAAAAGCTGTGAACTTATCTTACCAACTCAATCTTTGGTCACGTTACGTAGAGGATATGAATCAGTTACTTGAATATGTTATGCAGTTGTTTAGACCTCACTTGAGAGTGGAAACGGATTTCGTAACCAACGCCTGTGCTTTTATTACAGCAGTATCAGATAACTCTACGTTAAATGTTCCAGACCGAGAAGATAGGATTATAAGAAAAACCATTACGTTTGAAGTACAAACCTACATGCCTACCCGTAAATATCAAATCCAATCCAATGGTGATATTAGCGAAATGAAGTATGATTTTAAATTGCAACCAGAAGGTACTTTAAATTTACCAAATTTAAACCCCTCAGGCTCTGAAATTGAAACATTATACCCGACTTCTTCTACTCCTGACGCCACATAAATAAAAAATAAATCTAGCTTTTTCCTTGAGGTATGTCTCTAAATAATATAAGGAAGAGGAAATATTTATGACTTCAAACACAGCAACAATCATTAACACCGCAGGACAAGACCTAGAGATTGTCCTCAAGTCCGGTCGGCAATACGAACACATTTGTTTAAGTGCAGGCAAAAATATCACTGTTCCAAGAAAATCCATTACCGACCTGTGTATGGAACTTCAGCAAAGACAGCTTCTTCAAATCATTTAAAAAAAGTAAAATTTAATCATGGCTAACTTCATTTCCCCAGGTGTTTATACAATAGAAAAGGACGTATCTGATTTCGCTCCAACCGTGAGCCCTTCTATTGTAGGTTTAGTAGGATTTGCATCCCAAGGACCAACAAACACACCAACTCTTTTGACGTCTCCAGCAGACCTTCTTCGTACTTTTGGTACACCTGACCTAGTAACTGGCGGTCAAGGTATTTACGGTGCCTTGGAAGTCCTTCAAAAAACTAACCAAGTTTACTATGTTCGTGCAGCCACTTCTGAGGCTTCGGGAGCTAAAGGTTCTGCTAAACTAGCAACAGTACCTAACATTAAGGTTTTGACTAGTCAAATGGACCATAACCTTGTCTATCGTTTTGATTGTGATACTTTTGACGAAGACGGAACTCAATACGGAGAAACTCATCAATTCTATGCTTACCGTGAACGTCCTTACGTATCAGGTACTCAAGACAATTTTATGCCTACTACTCCAGCAGCTGACTGGAGCGTTACCGATTGGAACAACGCTATCGCCGCAGGTGTAGGTGATGTATTCGACGCACAGCAAGGAAATGTTGGTTTTATACCAAGTGGTGCAGGAGGCTCTAATGGTCTTCTAACTGCACGTAAGCCAGGTGCTACATCAACAAATGCTTCTCGTCTGGAAGTTACTATTTACACATCTTCTTCGGTATCAGCGGCAGGAACTTATACAGGTACTTACCTGTCTGCTACTCCTATCGACGTTACAGATTTAACTTTCACAAAAGCCGGTGATGGTCCACAAGGAACTAATAGGCTGGATATTTTAGCTGCACCAAGTGGTACTAATGAGACTTATTTGACAGCCTCTAGTGTTCTTACTGGAGCTAATAACCTAGCTGCAAGTGGTGTAACCTTCCTACCTAATGATGCCGTAGGTGGTTACTTACTAGAATCACTTTACCCAGGACTAGGTTATAACTATTCTGCGATTAATTATCAAGGTGGTATTCAATACCGAGGTCTACAAGCTAATATTAATAACTTTGTAGACGGAACATTTGCTCTTGATATAGCAAGTGATGGAGGTACTGAAGAAACTTACACCATGCAGTTAACTAAACCTACAGGTACAACTTCTGCTACTAGCTTATATCCTGAAGATGTACTAAACAAAGGATTAACTAACGCTGTTTCTAAATACGTAAAAGGAAACTTCTACATTTTTAATGCAGCTACATTTCCTGTATCTGGTACTGTATCTGGTGTTAATGGATGGACAGCACCTACATCTTGGGGTGGAGAGTTAGATTTTGGAACTCCAGCCGCAGATAATGACGTTAACATTTTAGCTGGCGGTAATGCGACCATACCAACATCGCTTTTCGACAAATCATCTAAATCTAAATTCAGAGCGGTAACGCTTATGAACGATTATAAAAACTTCTCGCAAGGGAAAAACGGTGATGCATCTGATTACGGCGGTAATATGACAAACACAAATGTTCGTCAAGCTATAATTGGTAATGACGGAGATAAGACAGGTATATACGCTCTTGACCAAGAAGATGTACCAGTAACTCTAGCTAGTGTTCCTGGCGTCACTGACCAAAACGTACAAAACGCTTTGATTACCTTAGCAGAAAGCACACAAAACTTCTTAGCTGTAGTCTCCCCTCCTGTCGGATTTAAGAGCTCTCAACAAGCTATTAACTGGACTAACGGTAAGGCAACAGGCAGAACTGCTGCTATAAACAGTAGTTACGGCTCTGTATATTGGCCATGGGTTAAAATGTTTGATTCTTTCACAGGTAAAGATTTGTGGATGGACCCAGCGATGTTCGCTATCGGTCAAATGTGCTACACTGACGAAGTTGCAGACCCATGGTTCGCACCTGCAGGTCTCACTCGTGGACGTTTAACTAAACCAGTCGATGTTGAAGTTAAGCTAAACCAAGGTGATAGAGACGCTCTATACGGACCAGGAAATATTGTAAACCCAATCACTAAGTTTACAAGTGACGGAATCGTAATCTTTGGACAGAGAACAGCGCAAAGAGCTTCTACTGCTCTGGACCGTATAAACGTTCGTCGTATGATGATTTTCTTACGTCGTCTAGTTCTTCAATCCACACGTCGCTTTGTGTTCGAACCTAACGACCCAATCACATGGGAACAAATTCGTAACATTCTAACACCAGCTCTAGGTGATATCCAACAACGTCGCGGAATCACATCCTTCAAGGTTGTCTGTGACGAAACTACTAACACTCCATTACGCATCGATAGAAACGAGCTTTGGTGTAAAATTATTATCAAGCCAACGAAAACTGCAGAAATGCTTATCTTCGAGCTTAACCTCACAAATCAATCAGAAAGTGTTTAACACTATATAAAGTAAAGGAAAACTTATTATGGCTGACGGCAAATTTTATGTAGACAACGCGGTAAATCTCTTAGCAGATACGCCGCGTCTATCTCACGCTCTTGAATCATTTCGCGCATACGGGTGGGAAATACAAATCCCTCAGTTCGCAGGTGCTTTGAGCCAAGTTCCAGGATTGGAAAATAATGACAGATTAACACTGGCATGTAAAAAGATTACTCAACCAGGATTTATGGTTGAAGATATCGAAGTACATCGTGTCAATGAGAAGTTCTACTACCCAGGTAAACCTTCTCCTGACGAGATAACTGTTACCTTTGATAACTTAATCAAAGGCGATATCGCAGATGCTCTTTTTGCGTGGATTAGAAGTGTGTACGACCCAGTATATGGTATCCATTATGCAGGTCTAGGAAATGGTACTAGTGATGTAAACCAAAGCCCTGAAGGTTTAGCAGGTTTAACTCAATCTCCAATCTTTAAACGTACCGTTACTATCTGGCAATTAGACGCTCACCGTAACCCTATCACTCACGTGAATCTTTACGGCTGTTATCCTAAAGGATGGAAGCTTGGTGAATTTAACTACGAAACAAACGATTTCCATACGATTGAAATGACTCTTCGTTACGACTTCGCTGTTCAATTTACTGAAACTTCTGATATCGACCCAGTAATGTCTCCGATAGCAGTAAGCTAGAGCTAAATTAAAATTTTTTTTAGGCTTCTCTGGTAAATACTAGGGAAGCCTACTTTAATATAATATGAGCAATCTCACTACTTTTATAGACGCGTACCAAAAGACTGGAAACGAAATATCATTACATGAAGTAATGATTGATGATAGTAACGTAGCGAGTTACGCCGCAGGATTAAAAGGCATACCGGTGCCAGCTCCAGCTCCCACTATGGCTCCTGAAGGCGAAACAGTATCTGCTGCGTCTAAAAAAAGTCCAGGAACGCCTTATCAAGATAAAAACGGTAAAGTTAATTTTTTTACGATAGATGGTGCAGGTCGTTTCCCTAACGGTAACTCCTACTTCACCACGGATTTAACCGGATGGCAAACTGTAGCGGATTATTATAATAAACAAAGTGATGTGATAAACTCAGAAGAAGACGCAGATACCAATAAAAAAAGAGAACCTCAGACCGGAAACGACTTAACTGGTCCCGCTGAAGAAAATGAAAAAGCCTTACGAGCAGCCGCCCAACAAATCGGTACGGAGATAGACGAAGCTTGTGGTAAAGTTTCAGCCCAAGTCGATGCAAAGTTAAATACGGATGGACTTCCTGAAGGTGCGGTCGAAATAACCGGGTGCGAACGACAACGAGATGGCGGTAAAGGAGCAAACACTGCATTTTTAAATCAATTAGTTGGTCTTGGTCGAGACGGTCGTAATAGACGTTTAGCGCAAGAAGCTGGTGATACAGCTCAAGAACGAATCGACAATGCTACAGAGATTAAGAACCAAATAGTTTCTTTGTTTGGTATAGCTGGCAAAATGTTAAAAGATAATTTTAACCTACAACAACTTGATACTTCGGAGATGGAGTTATTATCTTGTTTAAAATTGAGAGGTACCGGGAAAACTAGAGGAGTGTGGATTTCTGGAGGAGGAGGTTGTGAAGGCGCAATCGCTGCATTAGCTACAGGCGATGGAGTCTCAGGAGATGAACGGTATGGCGTTCAGCTAGGTAACCAGAACAGCCCTTTATATCGAGCTATGCTCGCATCTCAACAACAAGAGATTATGATTCCGGACGGTAAGGATGAGAAAGGAGAGGAAAAACAAAGAAATGTAATCCAGCTTGGAACGGAGGATAATGGGTTAGCTGCTTTTTATAATGCTACATTTGGACGGATAAATGAAAAAGCTGTCAATTTAAGTTATTGTATGGAAGGAGACACTGGGCGCTCAGAAGCTGAAAATACTGAATGTATTAAAGATGCTGTTCTTGATATGGCACGAGAGATGGGAGGTTCTAACGGTATATCCAAATTATGTTCTTTTTTAGGAGATAAGTTAGAAGACCCAGAGAGCCAGTTTGATTTCGGTACGTTAGTGGATAAAGGAGCTTTCAACACAGCCGAGGAAATTTATAATCACGCCCAAGAAAATAATATTGATTTAGGACAAGATAGGGATTGTGCGAATAAAGTTATTCCTTACATGATGGCTAAAACCGTACAAAGACAAAAAGCTTTTGCTCAATCTCTACCTAAAGGAGCTACTATTGAAGGTGTAGGAACGACACGAGCCGGAGTAGACGCAGACTCTAATATAGATAATGCAGATATTATTGTCAAGTTACCAGGAGGAACAGCTGCTGATGAGAAATATCTCGATTCTTTAACGGTTAACCCTTTGTTTACAGTTACTGATGAGAAATGCCAGGGTCGTGATGATGGGCAAGGTGTAGGAGTATCTATGAAAGAAAAAACCTCAGCCAATAAAGCCATGGCTGCAGGTAGTCGTAGTGTCCGTCGAATGACAGGTGGTGACGGTAGAGAAGCTGGCGCCCGAGAAAACCTAAAATGTTATGCACGAAATGTTTGTGAGAATCATAAAAAAGCTGGAAAAGACTGTGGTCTTGAGGAAGGTTGGGAAGAAGCTGAGGCGGATTATAGAGAGGAGCGAGACACCTACGTTAACGAAAGTGTAGAAAAGATTCTAGCCATGGACTCCGCCACCTTAAAACAAATCCGTCAAGACCAAATGGCTAAAATGACTTACGCAGACGGTGAATCACAAAAAGATTTTTGGAACTTGGTTGAGAATGTAAAACAATCTAAAGGAACTCCTCAAGAAACTAACTTGGTAGAAAAGCTACGAAATCGGATTATGATAGGGAAGATGAAACGAGATTTTGATAATGATAAGCCAGGCGTTAGAGAGACTATGATGATTGATGCTTTGTATACAGGAGGCTCTACTAGAGACCAAGCGTTTCTCCAAACAGCTGAAGGTGCACCTGCTCGTGCAGGTAGAGAAAGCGATATAATTGGAACTGCAGCATTCTCTTTATTGAAGAAAGACCAAGAGATTAACTTTACCTCTCAAAGTTTTAATGCTGTAGGGATTGGTAGATTCGTTGTTAGAGTAAAAGGCGCGAATTCAGATGGGACTGGAGGAACCAATAAAGCGTTCTTTAATATAGACCCTAACCATGTAGAGGAGAATACTAAAGAGCTTACTCCTAAAGAAAGTAAAGCTGTGGGTAACTCAGCTATGAAAGCCGAAGACTTCGTTAGACAGCTTCAAGAACTCATTAAGGGGATAGATAAAATACTTCCCGTCCAAGACTAGCTCTGGTTTTACCTGAAAAGGCTTACCGACCACCACAAGAGCCATTCTTCTGGTTTTCTGGTAGATTACCATCCAATCTTTATTCGCGTGAGAGGCGTCATTCTGTGCCTGTGAAATGAAAGACTTGAAATCGCTTTTACGTTTGAACAAATCATCAAGTTGCACATCGTAACCATTTTTACATTCTACAACAAATGGGAAAGTAGATGGTGTAATTAAATCACCTTGTATACGGAGATGCTCGGGAAGATTCTTGTGGGTTGTAGCAAAAGCTCCTGAACCGGGGGTACGGCTGAACTCCTTGGTTTCGAACCTTTCATTCAGCATTTTAGCAATCTTTCTTTCGAAAGTGCTTCCTTTGCGTTTACTATTAACGCGACGTTTTTTGGAGAATTCTCCATTTTCTAAAATTGATTCGATATTTTTTGACATGACTAACTATTATATTGTATGACTAACGCCAAGGAAAAAATTACATTTGCCGTTGACGGTGAGAACTTTGGTAACTTTAAACTCCGACTAGGAGACCGTAGAATGAAATTATATATTAAACTTAATAAAGAGGAGACCGCACAATGGGATGCTTTAAGCACAGCCCTAACTGGCGGACAGATGTCTAACGACACTCTCGCTCGCATCTTATTTTTTAAAGGCATACACGCCATCACCCAAGAGCTCAACGAACGTGTAGAAAACATGACCGAAGAGGAAAAAGACACAATCATGAAGCAGATGAGTGCTGAACAAGCAGACGCTGCAATGAAGATGGCTGAAGAAGAATTAGGTGGTAATAATGAGAACGCTGAAAACACTGCAGACTGAGAAAGACTTAAACTCGGTTTTAAAACGTAGACGCTCACAGAACTTCGTTGTTCTTTACCACTCCCTTTGGGATAAGTGGAGCCAACGAATTGTAAAAGGTGCAGAAGAATGGGCAAAAGAAGAAGGTGATGAAACCCTCTACTTTGTAAACAGTTGGGACTTACCTCAATCGTTCGCATCATTTTCTATTACCTCTACTCCAGCGTTGGTTCATTTTAAAAATAAGAAGGTGAAGGTAGACGTAGAGTATCCGAAGATTTATAACTTCTTCCACTCTAATCTTCCAAAAAAGCCTTAATTTTTTTATCACGGTACTGTTGAATCTTTTCTCTATATTTTTTATTTTTTGTATAAATTAATTTTAGATTGTTCACGATAACCGTGGTAAAATAATTAAAAGCTGAGCCTTTTTCTTTAGTAAAGTTCTTTAATACTTTAAGACATAGTACGAAACACTCTTGTTTAGCATCCTCATGTTCTACTTTAAATTTGAAAGAAATTAAAATGCTAGAAATTAAAAGGTCTAATTGTTCGATAAGTTCCGCTTCGTATTCACTATTATTACTCAGATAATTAAATATTGTTTCTTCAAACTTTGCATTATCTATGTAATGTTTCTTTTTTTTACGTTTCGCCATAACTCATAATAGACAATGGATTTAGAAAAACTACTTGAAAATTTCGACAAAGATGAAAAATCAAAAGATTATTCATCAAACACAGTTGGTGATGAGAAAATTGTTTTTGTCACTATGTGCCAATACAGAGAGCGTGGTACTCTTTATGATTTCAATGACCATGAGTACGCTATCATCACACAGTTGATAGAGAATACCAATTTACCAAAAGGTCATTATCAGTTTATACCTGCCATACGAGAACCTAACATCTCCGAGGATGATTTAGCTACGGCTGATTACAATACTCATCGACCATTTCTTTTCGATGATTTGAGTGAGGTTAATCCCGACCTTATCATTCCATTAGGTAACGTGGCGATGAAGACTTTATTAAAGAAGTCTGGACTCTCAAACAAAAGAGGAAGAGAGTTTGTGTATGAAGGTTGTCCTGTAGTTCCTACCTATGGTGCCGACCTCTTGTTCCTAGAACCAAAGTTTAGAAAGTTATTCGTACAGGATGTTAACAACGCCTACGATAAATTTATATTAGATAAAAATAAATTTGACGGTACAAGTTATGTGTTATGTATGTCTCTAGACCAAGTTCATGAGCAGATGGATTTAGCTGAGAAGTACGATGCTCTTGGAGTTGATATAGAAACTACAGGATTAGATTTTAAGAAAGACGAAATGTCTACCATCGCTATCTCGTCAGGAGAACAGCAAGCGTTTACTATCCCTATTCATCATAGGGAAAGCCCTTTTGATGATGCTGATAAAGAAGTTATCAAAGAAAGATTAAGTGCCTTAATGGCAAACAAAAACATCGAGAAAATTTTCCATAATTGTCAGTTTGATATAAAATTTTTAAAGACTTTTGGAATAAATGTAATAATATTGGCGATACGAAAATAATGCACTCGCTACTCGATGAAAATCTCCCTCACGGTCTAATGGATTTGGTGAAGGAGTACTTCCCCCAAGAACTGGAGAAATTTTAATGATTACAATAGATTATATTTGGTTAGATGGCTCAGACGATATGCCACAATTACGTTCAAAGACTAGAACCTTTGTACGTCCTCATGCTTTACCTGAACTTCCTGATTGGTCGTTCGATGGAGGTAGCACACATCAAGGTTGCGTTGGAGATTCGGACAGAGTTCTTCACCCTGTACGCTTGTATAAAAACCCTTTTAGCGAAGGTAATTATTTAGTGTTGTGTGAAGTTAATAATACAGATGGAACTCCTCACGAATCCAACTTCCGAGCTAAGTTACGTCAGCAGTTAGAGTCGGGAAATGTAGACTCTACCATTTTTGGTTTTGAACAAGAGTATACTCTGACTGACCCTATGCAACAACCTTTGGTACCTGAAGAAATTACACAAGGAGAGTTTTACTGTGGTATAGGAGCAGGTAGAGTTATAGGTCGTTTAGTAGCTGAAGAGCATTTAAAAAATTGTTTCGACGCAGGAATTACTTTGTTTGGTAATAATGCAGAAGTAATGATTTCCCAATGGGAATACCAAACAAACCCTAAAGACGCTCTTGAAGCTTCAGATGATTTGTGGATGGCTCGCTATATTATGGAACGAGGAACGGAGAAATTTAACATGAGAGTTTCTTACCACCCAAAAATATACAAAGATTTAAATGGTGCGGGTTGTCACGTAAATGTATCAACGGCGGAAATGCGTAAATCATTTCCCGTGGAAGAGATTGAAAAGGTTATGAAAAAATTCAAGAAGACTCATAAAGAGCATCTTGAGGTATATGGAGTAGCTAATGAAATGCGTTTAACAGGTGAACATGAAACCTCTAGTTTTGATAAATTTAATTGGGGTGTAGCAGACCGAAGCGCAAGTGTACGTATTCCGGCACAAGTAATAAAACAAGGGTTTGGTTATTTTGAAGATAGAAGACCTGCTGCTACATGCGACCCTTATCAAGTTACTTCTAAGATACTCGAAACTTTAGCATAATGCTTAAGCCTAATATTCCCCCACAACAAAGAAATCATGCATCTGCTACCTTAAAGCAGATGCTTGATACTATAATACATATAGGACAGGCAACACAACAAGATTACGTATCGAATAGTCATTATGCGAATCTTATTTTTGATATAGGAAAAATAATACAGGAGCTAGACAGTGCTAACCGTAACTGACGGAGGAACATTTGATTGGGCTAATATGCCTTTAGACGATATGGCGTTGGGAAACGCTATGGATGCTGATTTTACTTTGCGAGCGTTCAACGCCATGCGCAAGGATATGAAGAAAAAAAACGTACATCATGTGTACGATAAACTTTTGAAAGAGATACTTGTAGTAGCCTCTGATATTGAGCATCGCGGTATCTTGGTCGACAATGATTGCGTCGCAAGGTTTGACGAGTTGTTAGAGACCGAGATATCCGACCTCGAGGAAAAACTTTCTTCATTGTCAGTCATCGACGGTGTAAACCCTAGGTCTAATGCGGACATGGGTCTACTTCTATTTACCAAAGAAGGTTTTGATTTGAGAGCTGTAGAGTTTTCTAAGAAAACTAAAGCACCTTCTATATCTGAAGCACATTTACAGAAGGTCGCAGTAAACGCCACCGGAGCTGCTAAAGAGTATATTGAGTTGTTGTTAAAGTACAAGTTTCGAGTTAAACAACACAAGACCTATGTAAAGGGTGTAGAAGCCGCTGTAGAGTACAACGAAGATGGTCGAGTATATTCAAGTTATAACTTTGGAAACGTTGTTACAGGACGTCTGAGCTGTTCTACGTATGCAGCCGGTCCTAAGAAGAAAAAAGGTATTTCGTTTCACACGTTACCTCGTCCTGATGATAACGATGAGGTAAACTTGAGAAGCATGATGAAAGCTGATGACGATAAAGTGTTTCTCGCGGCTGACTTCTCCCAAGCTGAGTTGCGTGTACTCGCTCAGTGTTGTCGAGACAAGAACCTTAT